CCCCGATCGCTGTCCGGGCGCTTCCCACGTCCGGAAGATCTTACGAACGTGACCCTGCGTAACCATCCACTGTAGACACTCCGGGTGGGTGAGCATGCCAACGCCGCCGAAGTTCGATCCCGCCCGCGGGCCGCGAGGTCGCGGGCCGACTCGACTCCCCCCCGAGGGCCGCAAGGGCAACCCGCCAGCCTGGCCGCTGCCCGGCCGTCAGCAGGCCGGCGAGCGTGAGGCATGGCGGCAGTTGTGGGCGACGCCGCAAGCGGCCGCGTGGGAGAAGCTCGGCTGGACTCGCACCGTCGCGAGGTACTGTCGTCTGCTCGTGCGGGCCGAGGAGCCTGAGGCGACCGCAGCGGTCCAGGCGCAGACCACGGCGCTTGAGGACCGACTCGGCCTGACGCCGAAGTCGATGCGACTCCTGCTGTGGGAGATCGCAGTGGACGAAGTGGCCGAAAAGCGAGAGTCGCAGCAGAGCGCGAGAGGTCGCATCAAGGCGGTCGGCTGATGCCGTGGCGTGGGCCGAACGAGGAGGGCGAGTTCCCGACTCTCGGCTACGACGTCGGCGAGTGGATCGAGTCGCATTGCGTGATCCCGGACGGCTACCGCCAGGGCGAGCCGTTCCTGCTCACGGATGAGATGTGGACGTTCCTGCTGCACTTCTACCGGCTCTACCCGTACGCAGCGCCGTGGCCGGCGCCGGACGCCCTGCGCTACACCGGCGGGCAGCTGCGTCGGTCGCAGAAGTGGGGCAAGGATCCGTTCGGCGGGGCGATAGACCTGGCTGAGGCGCTCGGCCCGACCCGGTTCGATGGCTGGAACGCCGCCGGAGAGCCGGTGGGCGCCCCGTATCCGACGCCGCTGATCGTCTGCTTGGGCACGTCCGAGGACCAGACCGACAACACCTGGCGTCCGCTGCTGAGCATGATCCGACTCGGCCCGCTGGTGGACCTGTCCGGGATGGACGCCGGCGAGACGCGAGTGAATCTGCCTGGGGGCGGACGGATCGAGCCGGTCACCACGTCGGCGAAGGCTCGCCTGGGTGCGCCGATGACGTTCCTGACGATCACCGAGTCGCACCTGTTCACGTTGCAGGGCGGCTTCCGTCGCGTATGCGGCGCGGTCAAGCGCAACGTCGCCGGCATGGACGGCCGTTGGCTTGAGCTCACGAACGCGTGGGACCCGACCGAGGGCTCCGAGGCGCAGGTCACCGCCGAGTCGGGCGACGAGCGGGTCTATGTGGACACGGTCGAGTCGCAGCGGGTCGACGACCTGGACGACGATGAAGCGTTGCACGCGGAACTGCTGCGCCAGTACGGCGACAGTGCCCGCGAGCGTGGCGGCTGGGTGAACATTTCCGGGCGCATCGTGCACGAGGTCCGCTCGGCCCGTCACCTCGAAGCTGACCGCCGCCGGTTCTTCCTCAACGAGATCGTCGTCGGCGAGTCGGTGTTCGTGGACCCGGTGCGCTGGGACCTCGCCGCCCGCGACGACGACGCGCCACTGGTCAAGGACGAGGCGATCGCGCTCGGCTTCGACGGGTCGAAGTACCACGACGCCACCGCGCTGGTCGCGTCACGACTGTCCGACGGGCGGCTGTTCTGCCTGCGGGTGTGGGAGCGCCCAGCCGAGGCGGGCCGGGACTGGAAGGTCCCCGGCGCCGAGGTGGACCGGGTCGTGCGTGACGTGTTCGCCGCATACAAGGTGGCGTACCTGTTCGCCGACCCGTATCGATGGCAGGACTACCTCGACGTGTGGGCCTCAGTGTTCGCCGGCAAGGTGGTCGAGTTCCCGACGAATATCGAGCAGCGCATGGACCGTGCAATCGAGCGGTTCCAGACCTCGTTCGTCGAGGGTGAGATCACCCATGACGGGTCGCCGCACCTGACCCGTCACATGCGCAACGCCGTGCTCGTGAAGGGTTCGCGTAAGCGGCCGCGGCCAGGCGAGGAGGACTCGATCGCCACGCACTACCTGAAGATGGCCAAGCGCGGTGACGGCATGCTGATCGACCTCGCAGTGGCCGCGGTACTGGCGCATCACGCGCGCGGTCAGGCCATTGAGGACGGTTTCCTCGCCACCACCCCGTTCTTCGCATCCTGGAAGTAGGGGGTAATTGTGGCGGTCCTCGATCGCATCCCGGTGGAGCGCATCGCCGTCCAGGCGGCCGCGCTGCGGCTGGGCCCGCTGCTGCTGTCGTTGCTGATGATGCCGTTCTTCTCGCTCGGCTGGGTGGCGGCTAAGGGCTACCTGGCCGTGCGCTATGTCCTGGCCGCTGTGACGGTCGGCTACCGGGCCGGCCTGGAGACAAACAGCCGTGCTGGCTGATCGGATATCGTCGGCGCTGGTCCGGTCGGAGTCGCGCACCTCGGTCGATTCGTGGCTGCAGGACTTCCTGATGCCGGCGACCTGGAATCAGTGGGGCGGCAGTTCGCCGTACGGGTTGCAGATGACCTCGCCGCATATGCGGGTCACCGAGATCATGGCGACGCTGGACTCGTACGCGGCCGCGTTGCGGCGCTGTCCGCCGGCGTTCGCGGCGCAGATGGTCCGGGCGCTGGTGCTGTCCCAGGCGAAGTTCACGTTCCGTGGCCGGGCGTCGGCGAACAAGGCCCGCAAGATGTTCGGGACGCGCGATCTGGCCCCGCTGGAGCGGCCGTGGACCAACGCGACCACCGGTCAGATGCTCGCCCAGATGGAGTGGCACGCCGGGTTGGCCGGCAACGCCTACGTGACCAACCGGACCAAGGGCCGGTTGCGGGTGCTGCGCCCGGACTGGGTGGCGGTCGTGTACGGGTCGCAGCAGGAGCCCGAGGACGCCGCGATGGCGCTGGACGGCGAGGTCATCGGCTACGCCTACGCCAACGGTGGGCTGTCCGCGCCCGGTAACGGGTCGTTGACGAGTCTGGCGTCGAACCGGGTGGAGATGCTGCTGCCCGATGAGGTGGCGCACTGGTCGCCGGTGCCGGACCCGCAGGGCGGCGGCATCGGCATGAGCTGGATCACGCCGGCCGTGCGGGACATTCAGACCGACCAGGCCGCCACCGAGCACAAGATCGCCTTCTTCCGGCGCGGGGCACCACAGCCGCTTGATGCGAAGGTGCTCACGCCGACCGGTTGGTCGACGATGGGCGACATGCGGGTCGGCTCCGAGGTGATCGGGGCCGATGGCCGCGCCCATCGGGTCACCGCCGTGTATCCGCAGGGCGAGCAGAACGTCTACCGGGTGTCGTTCCGCGACGGAACGTTCGCTGAGTGCACGCTCGACCACCTCTGGACGGTGACGAACAACTACGACCGTCAGCGTGGCGTCGCCCGCACGAAGAGCTTGCGCAGCCTGATCGCCAACGGGTTCTTCTATGACTCAGGCCCAGCGAAGTGGGCCGTGCCTATGGTCGACCCGGTCGAGTATGACCTCGGCGAGGCGCTGCCACTGGACCCGTACCTGGTGGGCCTACTGTTGGGCGACGGTTCATTCCGCAGCAACGGTAAGGGCTCGGGCGGGGTCACTTTGGCGGCGGCCGTGTATGACGCCGCCGAGACCGCCGAGATCGTCACTCCGATGTTGCCGCCCGGCGTTCGCCTGACCCGTCGCGACCGTCGTAACGCGCGTGGCGAAGCGACCGAGTTCTACTTCCGTGGGCGCGGTGGCGCGGCGCCCAACCCGATGACCAACATCATTAAGCAGTTGGGTCTATTCGACGTCATCGGTCGGGACAAGTTCATCCCCGAGCGCTACTTGCGGGCGCCGATCAAAGATCGGGTCGCACTATTGCAGGGGCTCATCGACTCGGACGGCCACATCGAGACGTCGGGGTTGCGGTATACCACGAACTCGGCCCGACTGGCCGCTGACCTGCGTGATCTGGTCGGCTCCCTTGGCGGTATGGCCACGGTGCACCAGAACGCGGGCCGCACCACCTTGACCGTCGGCATTCGGCAACTTCCGGACTGGATCGTCCCGGCCCGCATGTTGCGGAAGGCCGACGCATACCGAGCGACGTCGGCTCTCCGGGTGCGCACGATGGTTGGCGCTCAGTTTGTTCGACGCGCTCAGACTCAATGCATAGCCGTTGAGTCAGACGACCATCTCTACGTGACCGACGACTTCATCGTCACCCACAACACGCCGAACCTCGTGGTGAAGGGCATCCCGGCGGCCACGCAGACCCAGTTCGACGAATTGGTGTCCATGATGGAGTCCCGTCACGCCGGGGTGGCCAACGCCTACCGAACCCTGTACCTGACCGCCGGCGCGGACGCGACCGTGGTTGGCAGCAACTTCCGCGACATGGACCTGAAGAACCTCACCGGGGCCGGTGAGACCCGGATCTCGGCTCTGTCGCGGGTGCCGGCCTCAGTGCTGGGTATCTCGGAGGGCCTGGCCGGGTCGTCGCTGAACGCGGGCAACTTCGGCATGGCCCGGCGGATCTTCGCCGACACGTGGGTGTATCCGACGTTGCAGGATCTGGCCGCTGCGTTGGCGCCGATGGTGAACGTGCCGTCGGATGCGGACCTGTGGTTCGACACCAGCGACATGCCGATCCTGCGCGAGGATGCGCGCGACGCGGCGGACATCGAGATGGTGAAGCAGACCACGATCGTCGGCTATGTGCGTGAGGGTTTCACGCCCGAGTCGGCGGTGGCGGCGGTCAACGCGCAGGACATCACGCTCCTCCGCCATTCGGGCTTGACGAGTGTTCAGCTGCAACCGCCCAACCCGAACGGCCCGCCCGTCGACCAGGCCGCGTCTGGGCAGTTGCCGCCGCTGCCGGCGGGGTTCTGATGGACGTCGCGGCCCGCGCCCGCCAACTGGCCCTGGCCGGTATCGAGGTCCGCGCCACCCAGGCGGACGCGGGCGGTGGTGGCGGCGGTGTAACCGCCCACGAGCCGGCCGGTTCACCGAAGGGTGGACAGTTCACCTCCCGCCCCGGCGGCGGAGGGTCCAAGGCCACCCACCGGCGGCCGAAGAAGGCCGCCGCCGCCGCCCCGCAGAGCGCCCCACAGGCACCGGCCACGCCACGGCTGGTGAAGGAGGGCGACTCCGGCGAGGACGTGCGCTACGCCCAGTACGCGATGAGCCTGCTCGGCTTCAACGTGGCACAGGACGGCCGGTTCGGGCCGGAGACCGCCGCCGCGGTGAAGCAGATGCAGCAGCGGCTCGGGATGAAGCACCCCAACGGGCACATCACGCCGGCGCTGTTGCACAAGATGCAGGACGCGGTCCGGTTGTCGCCGTGCGTCGGCGGCCAGCGGGACCTGTCTTTCGAGGCGCAGTGGGAGCAGCGCGACGACGACCTGGACGACGACTTCGACTTCGACGAGACCACCGAAGCCGTTCTCGACGCCATCGACGAGTTCGAGCGCAGCACTGGTGCCGAGTGGGCCGAACGCGCCGCCCACGACGTGTCGAAGGAACTCCGCATCCCCGGCGGCAAGGGCGGCGGCCGGTGGACGAAGAACCCGGTCACGTCGGCGATCGCGCACGCGCTCGAGGAATGGGCGAAAGGCAACGGCCCGGATGACCCGTTCGTGTTCGACGGGAAGCCGATCTACCGTGAGCCGTTGCGTAAGGCGGCGGTGGCGCGCGGTATCTCGCTGAAGCGCGGGGCGAGCCGCGAGGACATCGTGGCCGCGCTGAAGGCCGACCTGAAGGTGAAGGTCGCCGACGCCAAGGCCGCCAAGTCCCCCGACGCGGGCAAGCCGGTGCGGTTCACGCTGACCGGCGGCGGCGATGGAAAGCCCGACGCTCTCGCGGCGTTCTCGAACACCGATCACATTGACATGGTCGACGCACTTCGCCGGGCGTCTGAGCGCGATCAGTGGAACAGAAACAGCGGCTACCAGATCTCGTCGTCGAATGGGACCTTGACGCCGACGGAGCAGGCCTTAGTCGATGCTGGCTTCGCTGAAATAGTCGCCGATGAGCATGGACTCAATGGCAAGCCGTACCTTCGCGCGACGCCCGCCGGAACTGCTTACGTCGCCGAACATGGATCGCCGCGCACGACACCCTCGGGGCACCGCTACGAGCTTCGGCCCCATCCCGGCGGCGGTTATAACCTCGTGCACGTCACGCCGGCCGGCGACGAAATCAAGATGCGCTCATTCTTCGCCCGCGACAAGAAGCGGGCCGATGAGATCGCAACTGCGCTAAGCGCCACCGAGAATCCCAAGTCCCCCGCCGGGACGAAACCCGACAGCAAGCTCCGCAACCTCGACGTCGGCGTCTTCCACGAGCCCAGCGGCAAGTTGTCGCTGTGGGAGGTGTCTGACTCGGGTGAGCGCCGCAAGCGGGTGGCGCTGGTCGACGACCTGGCTGGGCTGGAGTCGTGGGCGAACGAGCGCGGCGAGTCGGAGCTGGCGGGGTGGGCGCGCAAGGAGCGCGGCGCGACTGGCGACGGACTCGATGACCTTCACGTCAGCGCGCTCGGCGACCTCGCCCGCGAGCACGGCATCGACGCGCCGAACCCGGCCCGGGAGAGCGACCGCGAATCGCTGCTGAAGAAGCTCCGTTCGGCCGGGATCACCGCGCCGGCTGACGAGACCGGACCAGCGAAGCCGACCGGCCCACGCAAACTGGACGACGCCGACGTGGCGTTGCTCCAGGGCGCGACGAAGCCAGCCGGCCTCCGCCGCAGTCCCGAGACGACCGGTGCCGGCCGCCAGCGCAACGGGCGCATCGACGACCTGCGGCGCGAGGGCTACGTCAAGAAGGAAGTCGGCTCCGACCATTACTCGCTGACCGACAAGGGCCGCGAGGAGTGGGCGCGCAAGGAGCGGGGCGGGGCTGAGGTTCCGAAGGCTCCGGACATCGAGGTCGAGAACGCGATCCGGGCCGCCTACCGCAAGCACGGCAAGGACGGCGACTATGTCGGTCTGGCTGAGATCCGCGCCGAGTTGGGCACCAAGTACAACCGGGCCGACGTCGACGCGGCACTGAAGCGGCTGGCGGTTGAGCCGGAATCGGGCGCGAACATCGTCCCACAGTCGAACCAGAAGGCGTTGACGCCAGCCGACCACGCGGCCGCATTGCACATCGGCGGCCAGGACCGGCACTTCATCCACTTCGAGGACTCCTCGCCGCGTACAGGCGAGGCTGACGTTCCGAAGGCTCCGACCAAGCGGGCGCCAGCCAAGAAGGCCACCAAGGCCGCACCTACCGCCGCGCCCGACGTCAACGCCCTGCGTACCTTGGACACAGAGTCCCGCCGCGACGCGCTGGACCTGCGCAAGGTCGACGAGTTGAAGGCCATGTTGCGCGAGCAGGGACTGCCGGTGTCGGGCCGCAAGCGGGACCTGGTGGACCGGCTGGTGGGGCATCTGGAGGGCGGCGGGAAGCCGGTGGCGAAGGTCTCGGCGCCGACACGCGCCGCCGGTCGGGATATCAGCCGGGACCACGACACAATGGCCGCGATCTACAACGCGAACATCGATGAGGATGGAGCGTGGATCGAATCCCCGATCGGGGATCTGGCACTCGCCGGTGTGGCCCGACAACAGGGCTTCGACGCCCTGCCGACGGTGCTGAGTGGCAGCGAGTTCGACCGCGCCGTGGCCGAGAGTGGTCACGCGGTGATGTACCGCGGCGTCGACCCCGCAAGCTTCTGGGGTGAAGGTAAATGGCAGAAGCGTTCTGGCGCGGACGTCCACGCCCAGTTGCGAGAGGGTGACTACCAGCCCGGATACGGCGTCTTCGGCAACGGCTACTACTTCGCCACCGACAAACAGAAGGCCGAGTCGTTCTCTGACGGCAAACCGGGCTCACTCGGCCGCTACGCGCTCGCCGCTGATGCGCGGGTGATCGATTATGAGGACTTGCGCCGCGAGTATGGCGATTGGTTCGACTCCGATTGGTCCAGTGCATCGGTGGAGACGCAGGGTGTGACCGGCGACTTCGGGCGGTATGCGGCGAGCAAGGGCTACGACGCTATCCGTGTTCCCGTTGGAACCCGGATCCCGGGCGGCGGAACAGTTCAACGCGAGGAGTGGGTCGTGCTGAACCGCGGCACGCTGATCGCTGACCGTGGGCAAACATGAGTCCGGATGTGTCGCGCCGACTCGGCCTGATCGTCGGCCGGCATTGGGTGAGTCCGGATGAGCGCGACCGGGTCATCTCGGCGACCCTGGACGCGGAAGATTGGGAAGACATCCCGCAGAACATCCGCGACCTGCTCGCTGAGATTGGCCAGCGCGGAGCACTGCCGACGAACGCCGACCCCACCCTCGACCAGATCCGCGCCATGGCCGGGCTGAACTCCGAGGCCCGCGCCCGGGAACTCGCCCTGCTCGGCGTCACCCGCGCCCTCGGCCACGACGTCACACCGGGCCACGACGAGCTGCACCATTACTGGGTCGCCGGAAAAGGGCGTGCCCTTTGGGAGAACTCGCCGACGCCATGGCGGACGCTTTATGCACTCGTCACCGCCGCCGTCCGTAAGAACAGCCGGGCCGTATCGCCGGAGCAGATCAAGCGGTGGGTCTCCCGCTGGTTCATTCAGGTGAAGCATTACGCCGCCGGTAGTGATCTGAATCGCGTGGCCCACGGTAAGCCGCCGCGCGGGCACCGCGTAGGACCCGGCTAACAGCATCCAGGGCGCGAGCCCACGCAACCGAAAGGCGGGTGGCGTGGCGATGACGGCTGCCTCCGATCAGGGCGAATACCGCCGCGTTCCCGAGACCGTCACCCGCGGCTTCGACTTCGAGATGCGCTCCAGCGGAACTGACGGGCGCACGCTCGAAGGCTACGTGGCCATGTTCGGCTCGGTGGCCCGCATCCCCGACCGCGGCGGCGACTTCGACGAAGAACTGCACCCCGGCTTCGCGGACCGCTCGCTGTCCAACGGCTACCCGGTCATGCAGTTCGACCACGGCAAGGACCCCCGCGTCGGGACCGTCCCCATCGGCGTCTACGACACATTCGACAAGGACTCCCGCGGCTACTTCGTGCGTGGTCGCCTGTTCGACAACGCCGTGGTCGAACCGGTCCGCCAGGCCATCGCCGGCAAGGCCATCAAAGGCATGTCATTCCGGTTCAGCGTTCGCAAACCCGGCGGCGACCGGTGGAACCGGCGCAGCAGGGACGGCGTCGACAAGCGCGACATCCTCGACGCCGACGTGCACGAGGCCGGCCCCGTCGTGTTCCCCGCCTACGCGCAGACCTCCGTCACCGTCCGGTCGCTGCTGGCCTCGGCCACCGAAGAGGACCGGGCCGCGCTGATCGAAGAGCTCGCCGACGCGATCCGCGACGCCGGCGACATCCGCCCATACCTCACCGGGCAGCGTGACACGTGGAGTGTCCGCGGCGGTGACCTCGACGACGAGTCCTGGGAGGACGAGGCGTCAACCAGCACGACCAGCACCGAAGCGGTACGGGCACTCGCCCTGCTGCGTCCAGTCCTCCCGTAAGGAAAACCCGATGCTCGACAACATTCTCGAGGAGATGCGCGGCAAGAGTGCCGCCGCCCTCGGCCCCGACACCATTCCCGACGAGGTACGCAACAAGACCCCCGAAGAGCTACGCCAACTGATCGAGATCATGGACGCGCACCTGAAGTCGCTCGTCTACGAAGACACCGGCGAGATGCGCGACATGAGCGTCGACGAGGACACCGCGTTCCAGTACGGCCTCAAGGTCCGCGAGGCCGCCATGAAGCGCATCGAGCAGCACCGCTCGGTCAGCGACGTGTTCTCCCGCCGGCCCGAGGCCGTCAAGCGGGTGTACGCCAACATCGCCCGCGGTCTGGACGAGTACGACGGCGTGACCCGGCTTCGCAACCACGAGGCCCGCGACATGGCGCTGCGCAAGCTCGACGAGCGCAACAGCACCGCCCACCTGCGCTCCGACGAGAAGGACGAGGTTGAGAAGCAGATCCGCTCCTCGACCGACATCGCCCGCCGGATCCTCGTCACCGAGAACGACGAGTACCGCGAGGCGTGGCTGAAGATGGTCACCCGCCCCAACGGCGCCATGTACCTGTCCGAAGAAGAGCGCAACGCGATGCGGGCCTGGGACGAGTACCGCACCATGTCCGAGGGCACCACCACCGCCGGCGGCTTCGGCATCCCGGTGTTCATCGACCCGTCGATCATCATGACGGCGCAGGGCTCCGGCAACCCGTTCCTGACCATCGCCCGCCAGGTCGACGTCAACACCAACGCTTGGAAGGGCGTCAACTCGGCCGGTGTCACTTGGTCGTTCGACGCTGAGAACGTCGAGGTGTCCGACGACTCGCCGACCCTGGCCCAGCCGTCGGTGACCGTGTTCATGGCGCGCGGGTTCATCCCGTACTCGATCGAGGTCGGCCAGGACTACCCCGGCTTCGCCTCCGAAATGTCGACGCTGCTGTCCGAGGGCTACGACGAACTGCTCGTCGACAAGTTCACCCGCGGCACCGGCACCGCCGAACCGCAGGGCGTGCTGACGATCCTGTCGTCGACCGCCGGTAACCGCGTCGGTGTGGCCACCTCCGGGACGAACTTCAACCCCGGTGACCCGTACGCAGTCTGGAAGGCGCTCCCGCAACGCTTCCGCCGCAAGGCGTCCTGGCTCATGTCGGTCGACGTGAACAACAAGCTGCGCCAGCTCGGCACGGCCAACGTGTTCCACGCCTACACCGAGAATCTGCCCGCCGCGTGGGCGGACCAGCTGTTCGGCAAGCAGACCTACGAGTCGCCGTACATGCCGGACACCACCACGTCGACGTCGGCGAACTCCGGTCTGGTGGTTGTTGGGGACTTCAACAACTATCTGATCGCCCGACGCGGCGGGATGAGCGTCGAACTTATTCCACATTTGTTCTCAACTACGACGAATTTGCCCTCAGGTACCAGGGGCTGGTTTGCGTATAGCAGAATTGGCGGTGGCGTAGTGAATACGTCCGGATTTAGGCTTTTGGTCAATACTGCCTGATTCTTTCCGTCATACCGGCGCGTATTATCAATTGCATCAATGGTGATGCCGGGGAGTTCGCGCTCCCCGGCATCCGCCGGACAACCTCTCTGGAAGGTGCCGGACATGGCACAGGCTACCTGTCGCATCTGTGGCTCACCCGTCGACTACGCTCGCGGTCGGCCTCGGACCCGCTGCGATTCAATCGAGTGTCGTCGCGTGTATTTCCGTGATGCCGCACGGAAGCATCGGGCCAAGCAGCTTGAAGCGCGACCAGACAAAACGTGCCCCGAGTGCAAGCAGCCTTTTTCGGTAATCGACGTTCCTGCCGACCAGCGCCAGAAGAGTTACTGCTCACCGGAGTGCCTCAGAGCGTCGCACCTACGGCGGCGCCGGGATCGCGAGTATCAACCTCCACCCCGCGATTGTGACGTTTGCGGCAAGCAGATCCCGTACAAGAGCGGCAAGACGCGGTACTGCTCGGCCGATTGCCAGAAGGCGGGTATCGCCCGCGAGGCGCGATGGCGCATCAAGGGTCTTGACCCCTCAGTCGCGGTGCCCGACAGGTGCCAACTTTGTGGCGCCACCGGCCGACGTCTCGTGATAGATCACGACCACGCCTGTTGCCCAGAGGAGAAGGCCTGCGGCCGCTGTGTTCGCGGACTGATCTGTCAGTCGTGCAACGTTGGCCTCGGGATGTTCAGGGAGAACCCCGCCCTGCTTCGCAAGGCCGCGATCTACATCGAGAGCGCGTCGCGAGATCTGCAGTCCGGTCAACTCCGACTGATCATCTAAAGGGAGAGCCGTAATGCCTGTAACGACAGCCGATGTTCCCAACGCCGACAAGCCAGCCACCGACAAGACCGAGCAGAAGGCCAAGCCCGCCGCAAAGGGTCTGGCAGCCGCCGCCGCGTCAACCGACCCGGCAGTGCAGAAGTTGATGTGGGACCGCGGTGCCCGCGAGTCCAGCGGTTCGGACGTCACCGCCATCGACGAGGAACTGCGCAAGCTCGGCTTCGACGTCTAACACCAAACCATCCACCGCAGAGCCCCGGACTTTCCCCCGTCCGGGGCTTCTGCATTTCCCGAAGGGGGGCTGTGATGCAGCCGAACGCTGATGCCTGTCCGGTGTGCCGTCGTTTGGACGGCGGGCACGACAAGGCGATGCACGATATGGCCGAGGGCGGCGGGAAGGCGTATCCGCCGCCGAAGAAGGTGGCGTCGTGATTTCTGTGGTGTATGCGGTCGCCAACGCGACGGTGACGTTGCCGGGCCGCGGGACGGGTCAGATCCAGAAGGGTCAGCATTTCCCGGCGGATGACCCGTTTGTGCGGAGCCGGCCGGAGCTGTTCTCGTCGGATCCGCGGTTCGGCATGTTGTACACGGTCGAGCCGGACGGCTATGACGATCCGCCGGTTGAGGCGGCCACGGCCAACCCGGGCGAGAAGCGTTCGGTGCGTCGCTCCTGAAGCAATCTCCTGCGGCCGGACTTCTTGGATGGTTGGCCGGCCGCAGGTTCAACCATCCGACAACCATCCATAAAGGACCACGATGACTGACGACGAGCAGCACGATCCGTCGACCGCGGTCACGGTCGCGTACATCCATGACGGCGAGAAGGTGGACTACTCGTTCCACCATTCGCTGTTCTATCTGATGGCGTTCGACCTGGGCAACAAAGCCCGGTTGTGGAACACGAAGCCGATCCAGTGGCGCTGCGGCACGGACGGGCTGCCCGACGCCCGCAACGGTGCCGTGCAGCACTTCCTCGCCGACGGTGGCGCGGACTGGTTGTTCTGGGTGGACTCCGACATGGGTTTCGCCGCGGACACGGTGGACCAGTTGCTCGCCGCGGCCGATCCGCAGCTGCGCCCGATCGTGTCCGGGTTGACGTTCGCGAACCGGGACGCCGAAGAGGACGGCATGGGCGGCCGGTTCACGTTGGCGGCACCGGTCATCATGGACTGGAAGCACATCGACGGCGAGGTCGGGTTCGACATCCGTTGGAACTACGCCCAGAACGCGATCGTGCGTTGTGACGGGGTCGGTTCGGCGTGTGTGCTGGTCCACCGTTCGGTGTTCGAGCGGATCGCGGCCGAGTTCGGGCCGAACTGGTACACCCGCACCCGCAACCCGTCCACCGGGCAGATGATCTCCGAGGATCTGTCGTTCTGTGTGCGGGCCAACGCTCTGGAGATCCCGATCCACGTGCACACCGGCGTGAAGACCACGCACGCGAAGCCGGTGTGGTTGGGTGAGGACCAGTACTGGGAGCAGCGGGCGTTGCGGGCCGCTCCGGCGGCGCCGGAGCCGGGCGATGAGGTCCGGCAGCCTGGTCGGGACTGGACCGTGCCGCGATACGCGATTGTGCCGACGCACAACCGGCCGGCGCGGCTGCTCGCGCTGGTGGTGTCGCTTGGTGCGCAGTGCGACCGGATCGTGGTGTTGGACAACGCGTCGACGCCGTCGGTGGATGAGAAGTACCTGCAGTCGGCGTTGCCGGAGGCCTGCACGGTCGAGGTGATCCGGGACGAGGAGCAACCGCCGAACCTGGCCCGCTTCTGGAACGTGATGTTCGACCGTTGTGCAACGGTGCAAAAAGAGTCTCGCGGTGGCGAGATTCGCCACGCGCGCGACTGCGCGCTGGTGACAACGCATCACCTGACATGCACGTGTAGGGCGTTCAGTCGGTGCTATGACGTCGCCGTCCTCAACGACGACTCGGTTGTTCCTGCGGGGTGGTACAACGCGGCGTCGGGTCCGCTGCGAGAGCACCTGTCGGCCGCAGTCGCCCACACCGGCGACCGGCCCATTCCGGCGCCGGACCTGCTGACCGACTTCAACTTCGACCGCTCGCGCCGGATGGCCCCGCACGCCTTCGTGGTGCGTGGCGAGGCCGGGCTGCGGGCCGACGAGTCGATGCGCTGGTGGTACTTCGACGATGACTTCTGCCGTCAGGCGATCCTGGCGGGCGGTGTGCTCGGCGTCCCCGGTCCGGTGGCGGTCAACGCTCAGGCCAACTCGTCCACGGTCGGCCCACTGGCTGAACAGGCCCAGCGCGACCGCGACGCGTTCGAGAAGAAGTGGGCGCAGCGGTGACCGGCCAGTATCCTGACGCGGACGTGGTCCCGCGAAGTGGTAGCGGCGGGACCATCCACATCGATACCCCGCACGCAAAGGGGTTGTCGGGGGATACCGCCGACGGGCGATTGCCCCGGTCGGTGAGGACTGAGGACGGATGGCGTACGAGTCCAGAGCCAGACGCGGGTTCGACTCCCGCCCGGGGCCACGTCGGCTACGGCACCTGCGTCGGCTCATGGGAGAAACTGCCGTGCAACATCATCCCGTGGGTCGGTGACAAGGACCGGCCGCTGATCATCCTGTCTGGCCAGCCGTCGATCGGCGTGGCGTACAACGTGATCCTCGACGCCTACCGGGGCAAGGGCATGGACGCGGTGGTCCTGCTGCACGACGACCTGGAGATCACCGACCCGAACGCGGAGAAGAAGTTCCTCGCCGCGCTGGATGAGGATGTCGCCCTGGTCGGTGTGGCCGGTGGCGGCCCGGCGTTGCGCTGGTGGGACCACCATCCGATCGGACACCAGATGACCGACTCGGGACTGCTCGACTTCGGCCAGCGCACCGGCGACGTGGACATGCTCGAGGGCTCGATCGTGGTGTTCTCGCCCTGGGCGGTGGAGAACCTGAGCATCGACGAGCGGTACACCGACTTCCGGTCCGGGTGGGATGACGTGTGCCTGCACGCCCGGGCGGCCGGCAAACGGGTCGTGGTGGTGGATGTGGACACGCACCATCACACGACGGTGGGTTGGAAGACCCCGCAGATCGAGGCGAAGTTCATCGAGTCGGAGCGGATGTTCGCAGAGAAGTGGGCGGCGGCATGAGGCGCCTTCACTGCGGCGCCTGCGCCGGCGCGAAGCTCGACGTGTTCCTCGACCTCGGTGAGACACCCCTGGCCAACACCTATCCGACCAGCCTCGACGAGAAGGAGACCTGGTACCCGCTGCAGCTGGGCGTGTGCGGCAACTGCGGCCTGGTCCAGTTGATGGAGGTCGTGCCCGACGTCGAGATCTACGGCGGCGACTACGGCTTCTACTCCGGCGGGTCGCCGGCGCAACTCGACTACCACCGCCGCGGCGCGCATCTGCTGCTGGACCGCTTCCCGGATCACGCCAAGCGCCTGACGATCGAGGTGGCCTGCAACGACGGCAGTCTGCTGGGCCATTTCGCCGACCAGGACTGCCACACGCTCGGGATCGACCCGGCGGCGGGTCCGGTGGAGGTGGCCCGCGGCCGCGGGCTGGACGTCATCGCGAAGCCGTTGTCGACCGAGCTCGCCCAGCAGGTGCGCAAGGAGCACGGGCCGGCCGGGCTGGTGATCGCCTACAACTCGATGGCCCACGTGGAGGATCTGGCCGACGTGCTCGCCGGTGTGCGGGCGCTGATGGACGCGGACAGTGTGGCCGTGTTCGAGGTGCAGTACCTGCCGGATCTGTTGGCCGGCAACATGTACGACCAGGTGTATCACGAGCACCGGTTCTTCTATTCGCTGACGAGTCTTCGCCACGCGACCAGCCTGCACGGCCTGTATGTGGTCGACGCGGAACTGATCGAACTGCAGGGCGGCGGGATCCGGGTGACCCTGTCGGCCGACCCGAACGCGGTCCCAACGCCAGCGGTGGCGCGGATCGTGGCGTCCGAGCAGTGGTTGCCGCTGGCCTATCCCGGCTTCCAGGGCAAGGTCGACCGGACTCGGGACCACCTGCGCAGCCTCGTCGAGGCGGAGGTGGCGAAGGGGTCGCTGGCTGGCTACGGCGCGGCGGCGAAGGCGACGACGATCCTGAACTTCTGTGGCATCGGCCCCGAGTCGCTGAAGTACGTGGTGGATACGACGCCGTTCAAGCAGGGCCGGTATCTGCCGGGCACGGGGCTGCGGATCGTGTCGCCGGAGGTGGCGGCCGAGGATCCGGCGGACACGCTGCTCCTGCTGGCCGCGAACTATCTGGGCACGGTGCTGCGGTCCAACCCGCACAAGGGCCGGTGGATCGTGCCGCAGCCACTCCCGGCCGTCATATGAGAGTTCTACTTACGGGCGCGAGCGGCTTCCTCGGCGCGAACTTCCTCGGGCACGCGCTCGACACTACGGACTGGATGATGGTGTGCCCGGCCAGCTTCAGTCACCGTGGCGTGCCAGAGCGGATCAGTCAGACGATCACAGAGCGGCCGGACTACTGGTACGACCTGCAAAAGGAAGCCGGACATTCGCGGCAGTACTTCTCGCGGGCCGAGGTGGTCACCTGCGACCTGGCCACGCCGATCGCGGACACCACCGCGGCGCTGTTCGACAAGCCGGACATCATCGTCAACTTCGCGTCCGAGTCGCACATCCCGCGGTCGCTGGCGGACCCGGTGTCGTTCGTTCAGAACAACGTCAACGTGATGTTGCACCTGCTTGAGTACGCGCGGACGCTGCCGAACCTGAACGCGTTCGTGCACATCAGCACCGACGAGGTGTACGGGCCGTCGGCCGAAGGTGGGCATCCGGAGTGGTCGCCGATCCTGCCGTCGACGCCATACAGCGCCAGCAAGGCCGCGCAGGAGGCGCTCGGCATCGCGTACTGGCGCAGCTTCGGTGTGCCGCTGGTGCTGGTGAACACGATGAACCCGATCGGGCCGATGCAGGACCCGGAGAAGTTCATCCCCATGACGATCGGCAAGGTGCTGCGCGGCGAGACGGTCAGCGTCCACGCCGGTGCGGACGCCACGATCGGGTCGCGGGTGTACGTGCACGCGCGGGATCTCGCCGGCGCCATCACTCATGTACTCACCCGCGAGCCCGCCGGCTACCCGGCCGCTGAGCGTCCGGACCGGTGGAATGTGGTCGGCGATCGCGACGTCGACAACCTCGAGTTGGCGCAACTGATCGCCGGCGAACTCCGGCTGCCGCTGCACCCGCAGGTGGTCGCGTCGGACCGTCCCGGCCATGGGCTTCGGTACGCGCTGGACGGGTCGAAGCTGGCGGTGGCCGGGTGGGTGCCGACCCGCACGATCGAACAGTCGGTGGCGGAACTGGTCAGATGGTCGCTGGCGAATCCGCTGTGGGCCAACCGGCTGCCGCGACCATGACGATCACTGTCGTTCTCCCGACCATCGCCGGTCGGGAGGCGATGCTTGCCCGCGCACTGGCCAGCGTGCAGGCCCAGACGATGCCGTGTCAGGTCATCGTCGAACTCGACTCCGACCGCCAGGGCGCGGCCGCCGCCCGCAACCGGGCGCTGGCCAAAGTGGACACCGAGTCGGTCGCGTTCTGCGACGACGACGACGAGTTGTACCCGAACCACCTGCGGCTGTGCGCCCGGCACGCCCGCCTCACCGGCGCCGACGTCGTGTACCCGGGCTACGACATCGACGGCGACGACCCGATCGGCTGCTTCGGGATCCCGTTCGACCCGTTCCTGCTGCGGCGGCGCAACTACATCCCGGTCACCACCCTGTGCCGGACCGAACTGGTGCAAAAGGTCGGCGGGTTCACCGACCATCCGGACGAGAACGGCGACCCGTGCGAGGACTGGGGACTGTGGCTGGCCCTGCTCGACTCGGGCGCCAAGTTCAGCCACCTGCCGCAGCGCACCTGGCTCTGGCACAACAACGGCAACGGCACGAGAGGGCGGGGCACCGGTGACTGAGTACGCGACCCTGTCCGAACTGAAGGCCTACCTGGGGATCACCGACAGCACTTCGGACACCCAGCTCACCGACGCGCTGGTGACCGCGTCGCGGGGCATCGACCACTTCTGCGGGCGCAAGTTCTCCGCCGACTCCAACGCCTCGGCGCGGGTCTTCGTCCCCCGGGACTCCCGGATCCTGAAGGTCGACGACTTCCAGGGCACGTCGGGGCTCATCATCGCGATCGACACCGGCGACGACGGCACGTTCGCCCGCACGCTCGTGGCCGCCGACTACGAGCTGCAGCCGTTCAACCAGGTCAACGACGGCGAACCCAACTGGCCGTACTACCGCATCAACTACATCACCTCGACCTGGCCGCTGACAAACAACCGGGCCGGCGCGGTCGAGGTCACCGCGAAGTGGGGCTGGCCGGCGGTGCCGGGTCCGGTCAAGCAGGCCTGCATCTACCTGGCCGAGGAGACCTTCAAGATGAAGGGCTCCCCGTTCGGCGTGGCCAACACCGACCAGTTCGGGCCGATCCGGATGCGGGACAACCCGAAGGTCATGAACATGCTCAAGCCCTATCAGGACTCTGTGGTGATGATGGCGTGACCACCATTACGCAGGTGCTGGACGGCATCGCCGCCGCGATCCGCACCGGCCTGTCCGGGGACGTGGTGGCCGGCCGCACGTTCTCGCTGGCGCCCGATTCGCTCAACCCGCCCACCATCGTGATTGTCCCGGCGCCGGGCGACTTCCTGTTCTACGACGACACGTACGGCGCGACGGACAACTTCGCCGCCCTGGTGAAGGTCCTCAACGGCACCCAGGACAGCAACTCGTCGCAGGCACTGCTGCTCGGCTACATGGCCAAGACCGGTGCCACGTCGATCCGGGCGGCGATCCTGGCCGCCCCGACCCTGGGCGGGATCTGCTCGTATATGCAGATCCCGACCGCGCAGAACTTCGGCGACGTCGAATGGGCCGGGCAGCAGTACCTCGGGTTCGAGCTGCCGGTGGCGGTCTTCACGTGAGGTGGGTTGTCGCCGAGCCCGGTCCGAACTTCTCCGTCTTCGACACCTACACCGGCTGGGTCGAGGCTCTGCGCGGTGCCGGCCAGCAGGTCATCGAGTACAACCTCAGCGAGCGGCTGACGTTCTACGCCTCGGCACTCAAGCAGGTCGGCGCGGACACGTTCCAGCACATGCTCACCGCGCAGCAGTCGTATGAGCTGGCCGTCAACGGTCTGTACGCGACCCTGTTCAAGGCGCGGCCGGATGTGCTGTTCGTGGTGTCCGGGTTCTTCATCCCGTGGCAGTTGCTGGACAAGGCCCGGCGCAGCGGGACCCGCATCGTATTGCTGCATACGGAATCGCCATACGAAGACGAACGGATGATGGGCCTGGCCCCGTTCGTCGACCTGCTGCTCATCGACGACCCTACCAACTACGAGAAGTTCCAGTCGGTGACCACGACCGCGTACGTGCCGAAGGCGTACCGGCCTTCGCTGCACTGCCCCGGCCCGGCCGTGCCCGAACTCGAGTGCGACCTGGCGTTCGTCGGGACCGGCTACCCGTCCCGGGTCGACTTCCTTGAGCGGATGGACCTGTCCGGCCTGGACGTGCTGCTGGCCGGGAACTGGCAGGCGGTCGAGGAGTCATCGCCGCTGTACCCGTACGTGGCACACGACCCGGAAGCCTGCCTGCCCAACGAGCGCACGGTCGAGGTCTACCGCTCGGCGAAGGTCGGATTGAACCTGTACCGGCGTGAGGCGCAGCGGCCGGAGCTGTCGGCCGGTTGGTCGATGGGGCCGAGAGAAATTGAAATGGCGGCCTGCGCATTGCCATTTGCGCGCGATCCACGCGGTGAGGGCGACGAGGTGCTGCCGATGCTGCCGACATTCGCCGACCCGGCGGAGGCGTCGCAGATCGTGCGCTGGTTCCTCGACCACGACGGGGAGCGCGAGAAGGCGTCATTGGCCATCCGCGAGGCGGTGGCCTGGCGCACATTCGACCATCACGCAGCGGTCCTGCTGCACCTGCTCGAAAACTAGGGAGAGACCGTGTCACGTATTGCCGGCCGTAATGCGGTCATCTACTTCGGAACCACCACGAGCGCACAGGCGTCGCCGCTGTCCTACGCCAACACGTACACGCTGAACTTCGGCAGCACCAAGATTGACGTGACGGCGTTCGGTGACCGGGGCAAGGTGTCCCTGGCCGGCCTACCGGAACAGTCCGGCTCCATGGCTGGGTTCTACGACGACGGGACCGGCCAGACCTACACCGCGGCGGTGGACGGCTTGGCACGCAAGCTCTACATCTACCCGAGCTCGCTGACCGTGACGCAGTACTTCTTCGGTTCGGTGGTGGCGGACTTCAACCACGACTCCACCGTGGACGGTGCCGCGACGTTCTCCTCGACGTTCACGGCGGCGACGGCGGACGGCATCCAGAAGGTCGGCTGATGCTGGCCGCTGGGTTGCATGGTCGGGAGGAGATCCGCCGGGTAGAGGCGCTCCTGCTCGCCGTGCCCAGCGAGTTGAACGCGGCGCTGAAGAAGCGGGTTCGCCCGGCGCTGGAGCCGTTGAAGAAGGACATCCCGGCCACGGCCGCCCGGTACATGCCCTCGGGCTACGGGCCGCTACTGGCCCGTTCGACGAAGGTCTACATCCGCGTCGGTGGTGGTGCGGCGTTCAAGGCCACAGTGCGGGTGCTGGCCACGGGCGTGCGGGAGCAACGCGATGTGCGTGCGCTGAACCGGGGCTCACTGCGGCATCCGCTGTTCGGCAACCGCAAGCGCTGGTACGTGACCCGCGCCCGGCCGGGGTTCGTGGACGTGCCCGTCGAGAAGGCCCGCCACCGGGTGGTGGACGCGGCCGAGGCTGCCCGCGACGACATCGCCGAACACATTCTGAAGGGCTGACATGAAGATCCGTCTGGGTGACGCCGACCGCGAACGCCTCGGCTGTCCCGAGTGGATGGAACTCGACCTCACGACCATGAGCGTGGCTGAGGCCGAGGCGCTGGAGGCGTCAGGTGGGGACTGGACGGTCATCCACGACTCCGGCGCGAAGGCGATGAAGACGCGGATCTGGCTCGCGTTGCACAGGTCCGGGGTGACGGTGCCGTTCTCCGAATTGACCTTCGACGTCATCGCGGCCAAGGCACAGGACGACTCGGGAAAAGCCGAGGGCTCCGACAACGACGAGTTGCCTACACCGCCGACCTCTGCCTCCTCTACCCCGCGCTCGCCCCGGAAAAGGTCGCAAGCCTCGACCTGACGGTCTTTGAAGAGATGTGCGCGCGGGTCGACGCCTGGCGTGATGGCGAACTGAAGCCGAGGTAGGTGAGCGTTGCCAACGCGGGACATCACCCTCGACGTCACGATCCGGGCCCGTACCGCCGACGCGGACAAGGCCGCCGCCGCGCTGAAGCGGGTCGACGAGCAGGCCGCGCATGCCGGCCGGTCCATGCAGGGCATGACCGGCGATTCGAAGATCCTCAACGCCGAGATCAAGAAGTCCGAGCAGACCATCAAGGACCTGGACAAGGTCCTGCTGGAGTTCGGCAACGACAAGTCGGTGCGGCAACGGTTGCGCGGCGAGCGGTCGTGGCTGGCCGACCTGAAAAGGATGGAAAAGGACCTGACGCCGGCGGCCCACCAGGCCGGAGTGACGGTCGGCAGCTCCTTCGGAAAGGGCATCTCCGGCGCCCTCACTGACATCGGTGGCAGCGGTGGCCCCATTCTTATCGGCGCGCTCGTTGGCGCCGTGATTGCCGCGGCCCCCACGATTGGCGCCGTCGTCGGTGGCGCGCTGGCTGGCGCGGTGGGCACCGGGGCGATGGCACTCGGCATCATCAGTGCCGCCAAGGACGACCGGGTCCGCGCCGCCGCCCGTAAGTTCGGCGACGACGTCTCGGCCGAGTTGTTCCGCGGCGACGCCTTCGTGACGCCGGTGATCCGGGCGCTCGCGATCCTGCGTAACGGCCTGCGGTCGCTGAATCTGTCCGGGTCGCTGGCGAAGGTCGCACCGACCGTTGACATCATCGCGCGAGGCTTCGTTTCTCTGGCACAGAACATCATGCCCGGCCTGAACAAGGCGTTGGACCGCATGGGGCCCTTCGCCAACGCGGCCTCGCGTGGGCTGGCGCAGACGGGCTCCGCGCTGGGCTATTTGCTCGACCGGGTGACCTCGTCGAAGGGGGCCGTAGAGGGACTCTCGACCATGTTCCACATCCTCAACGGGTCAATTCGCGCGCTTGGCCTGACCATTCTGGTGTTGTCCAACATCTACGAGCAGTGGGTGAAGATCGAGCGCATCGCGCTCGCTGAAGCTGAAGGCTTCGCCCTGGTCCTGGGTCAGATCAAACTCGCGGAGCAGCTGCACAACATCGGCCGTGGGCTCGACGAGATGATGAACAACGCCGGCCCCACTGCGAACGCCGTCGGTGATGTGACTGTCGGGGTCCAATCCTTCGGGGAGGCCGCATCCCTCGCGGCCGTCGCCCAGGGTCGACTGAACAGCGCCCTCGAGAAAGGTCACCAGGACTTCCTCAGTTTCATGGGTGCCGACATCGGTGCCGAGGCGGCGTTAGACCGGTTCACCGAAGGCGTGCGCGAGCATGGCCGGTCGCTGGACAAGAACACCGAGATCGGTCGGGAAAACCTGACCAACCTGCTCGACCTCGCCAGAGCGGCCCAGGACGCGGCCGAGAAAAAGTACGAGGAGACCAAATCGGTCCAGGACGCCAACGCGGTCTACGAAACGTATCGGCAGCGCCTCGAGGCGCAACTGAAGGTGCTCGGCTACACCAAGGCCGAAATCAAGCAGATCATCGACGCCTGGTTCGGGCTGGCCGCGGCGCCGGACATCAACAAGGACCTGAACATTCACATAAACACGATCGGCTCCATGCCGCAGATCGCCAAGAACCTGTCGCTGGAGGACCGACTAGAGCCTCGGGCTGCTGGTGGCCCGGTGGTGGCCGGTGGCGGATATCTGGTTGGCGAGAACGGGCCAGAACGGTTCTACCCGGCCACCAACGGCTACATCGACCCCAAGTCTTCGGCATCACCGACCACTCTGGTCATTCGCTACGACACCTCCGGTGCCATGGATGACCTGGCCCGTCTGCTGCGCAAGTGGGTGCGCATCGAAGGCGGCACCGGCGCCGACAGCGTCCAACTGGCCCTCGGGGCGTGAAGCGGGACTTCTCGACCGCGTTTCTGCGCGGCCTCATCGGCTGCTGCCTGCTGTCCGGCCTCGCGTTGATCTGCCTCGCCCTTTTCGACCATTGAAGGAGCCTGCGCGTGCACAGGTATATCTGTTGGAACTCCAACATGCCCACCACCGCGGCGCAGGCGTCCGTGACCACCGGGACAGCGATCAAGACGATGCTGCAGATCGCCACGCCGGCCACGCGCCAGATCCAGCTCATCTCGTGGGGCTTCTCGCTCGATGACCCGCCCGGCGCGGACTCGGTGATCGAACTGTGCCAGACCGATGTCGCGGCGACCGTGACCGCGCATGTGGCCAGTGGCGTGATCCCGCTCGACCCGAACGCCCCGGCGTCGCTGATGACGCTGGGCACCTCGGCGACGGGCTATGCCGCGTCGGCGGAGGGCACGCCAACGGCGGTGCGGGTGTTCCAGGCCATCTCGATGTCGTCGATTTCGGCTGAGGCGGCGGCGGCGATGAACTACACCTATCAGTGGATGCCGGACGAGCGGCCGTTCGTGGCGGTGTCGAAGTTCCTGCGGATCCGCGCCACGACGCCGACCACGGCGGTGGACCTGCGCGGATACGTGGTGTGGGACGAGTAGATGCCGCTCGCTCCCCGCGCTGCGGCGTGGGCGTTGCGAATGGCGAACCTTCCTGGGCCATTCGCGGCCCAGGAAGCGCTGTCGCTCACGTTCCCATCCTCGTCGCGGCTGGACTGTCGCGTGTACGCGGCTCTCGGCGCTGACCTTTCCCAGCCCTGGTACACGTGGTCGTGGACGGACATCACCGCCTACGTCAGGTTCAACGACGGCATCAGCGTCACCGACGGCCGGCGGGACTTCGCCGGGCGGACGGGTCCGGGCACAGGCGGGATGCGCCTGGACAACCGGGACGGCCGCTTCGCTCGCCGCAACCCGCTCTCTCCCTACTTCGGGCTGCTGAGCAAGAACACGCCGATCTGGGCGACCGTGGACGCCGGGACCGGTGCCAAGACGCGGATGCAGCAGTTCGTCAACGAGTGGCCGGTGCGATGGGACAAGTCGGCACGCGACTCCACCGTGCCCATCGCCACGGCCGGGATCCTTCGCCGGCTCAGCCAGGGCGCGCGGTTCAAGTCGGCGCTGCGTCGAGCGGTGCTCGGCTCGGGTCCGGCCGCGTACTGGCCGCTCGAGGATGAGTCGGATTCCACCCAGGCGGCCCCGGGCATCTCGCGTGGCCTCCCGCTGGCAGTCACGGGCAGCGTCGAATTTGGCGCGACCATATACCCGGCCGGGGCCACGGGCGCGGTTGACCTCTCGACATCGGGTGCCCGCCTGTCCGGCTCCACTGGCCTGGCGGCCGGCGTGTCAACACAATGGGAACTCGAGTGCCTCGTGGCGTTCAGCCCGTTTCCAACCGGCAACCCCGTCGGCAACCGGTACACGGTCCTTCAGGTGGAAACGCCGGGCGGGACGTACCCGGCATGGGGTGTCGTCCTCATCAACGACATCCCCACGCCGACGACATACAACCTGGGCATCTACTACACCGACACGGCAGGCACGGTCGCGGCCGACTACAGCAATTCGGGGCCGATGGTTGCGGGGCAGGTCTATCACTTCCGGATGTCGCTGACCCAGGCCGGAAGCAATATCGCGTTCTCCATCTACATCGATGGCGTCCTACAACTTGCTCACTCGTTCCTCACGGGAACGCTGTACGCGCCGACATTCATCACGTTGAACGCGTCGGCCGGGTCGGCGGATCCGGAAAGCAAGCCGGCCTGCATGTCCCATGTCGCGATCTGGACCACCAACCGCACGGCCCCGGTCAGCTACCTCGCCGCCGACGGCTACGTGGGCGAACTGGCGACCACCCGACTTGCCCGCGTGTGCGGTGAGGAAGGCATCGCCTATCTGGCCACGTCGTCGTCGACCGTGGCGATGGGTGCGCAGCCTCTCGCAACGGCCCTGGAGATCCTGCGTGAGTGCGAAGACGCCGAGGGCGGCACGCTGTACGAGGTCAATTGGGGGCTGGGCTACCAATCCACACTGGACCGCTATAACGCCCCGGTCGCCATGACGGTTGACTTCGACCTCGGCCAGGTCGCAGAGCCGCCGGAGCCCGCCGACGATGACCAGCGCACGCGCAACCGCTGGACGGTCAACCGGTCCTTCGGATCGGAGTACACCGCCGAGAAGACGACTGGCCCGATGGGTACCGGACCTGAGGGCCCGGGACTCTACGACGACCAGGCCACCGTGAATGTGGCAACCGACAACCAACTCCCGGCGCAGGCGGGCTGGCGCCTGCACCTCGGCACCGTTGACGAGGACCGCTGGCCGCAGATCGACCTGAACTTCGCCCGCGCGCCTGCGCTGATCGACACCTGGACGGCGCTGACGTACGGCAGTCGGGTCAACTTCATCCATCCGCCTGATGACGGCCCCCCGGACACCATCGACGCGTTCATCGAGGGCCGCTTCGAGCGGTGGGACACTGTCGTGTGGCGGGCCACGCTCAACACATCGCCGGCCTCGCCATACGACGTCTACGTGGTAGGCGACACCACTGGCAATCGTGGCCGGGTCGATGCCGCCAACTCGACGCTGGCTGCCGACGCAACGTCCAGCGACACGACCATCTCGGTCGCATCGCCGGGCGCGCTATGGCGGACGGGAGCGGTCAGTTTCGACATCAACGTCGCCGGTGAGCGCATGACCGTCACGAACATCTCCGGCGGCTCATCGCCGCAAACGTTCACGGTGACGAGATCGGTCAACGGCATCGTTAAAGCTCAGTCGGCCACGGTTGGTGGACGGTCCACAAAGGTCAGTCTCTGGAAACCGGCGGTGTACGCGTTGTGAGGTGGTCTCGTGGGTGACTGGACCGGCACCGTCCCGACGATCCTTGCCGGCGACGTTCCCACCGGCGACGACTGGGATAACATCCTCGACGAACTGACCGCCATTCAGGCCGCTTGGACCTCATACGTGCCGACGTTGACCAACTTGACGCTGGGCAACGGCACGCTATCGGCCAAGTACCGCAGGGTCAACAAGACCGGCGACCTCCGACTCACGTTCACGCTCGGCACGACGAGCGCCGTAGGCACGAACCCCCAATTCTCCCTGCCCTTCACGCTGAACTCGGAAATCGCCAGCTCCGGGCTCCTCCTCATCGGCCCGGCGACCCTTGTGGACGCTGGGACTGCCCGCCGTATGGGGGCGGTGCAGGCGGACACCGCCACCACCGCTTCGATCATCCAGATCAACGCGACACCGGCGGTCGCGTCGATCACCGCCTTGTCGCCGTGGACGTGGACGACCGGCGACATGCTGATGTGCAACCTGTCCGGGCTCGAGCTCGCGTGAGAGCAGCGGGAGGGTGAACTGATGACGACCTTCTTCCCGGACGTGTCGCACTACCAGCAGGGCCTCAACCTCACCGGCGCCGCGGCGTGCATCGCCAAGGCCACCGAAGGTACGTCCTTTGTGGACTACACATACCAGGGTTTCAAGGCCCAGGCGGCCAAGCTCGCCATCCCGTTCGCCGCGTACCACTGGATCCACGCCGGCGACGTGCTCGGCCAGGCACACCACGCCTTCGACATCGTCGGCCCCGGCGTCCCGCTGATGATCGACGATGAGGATACCCGCGACGGCCTGTCGGTCGCCCGCACGTTGGCGTTCGTAAACGCCTACCGGGCGCTGGGCGGCACCGTGACGCTGGAGTACCTGCCACGCTGGTTCTGGGCCAACAACGGCTCACCCGACCTGCGCCCGCTGGCCGCGGCCGGCCTGTCGCTGGTGAGTTCCAACTACGGCGGCTACTCCGACACCGGGGCTGGCTGGCTGCCGTACGGCGGGGTCGCGCCGAAGATCTGGCAGTACACGTCGTCGCAGGTCTTCAACGGCTACAAGTGCGACTTCAACGCCTTCAAGGGCACCGTGGCCGAACTTCGGGCCCTGTTCACCGGCACCGCCACCGCCACCAAGGAGGTTGAGGACGACATGTTTCTCGCGCAGGTGACCGGCCAGCAGGCCGTGTGGCTGTCCAACGGCGTCAAGTACCGGGGTGTGGCGAACTATTCGACGTTCCTGACGCTGCGGGATCAGGTCGGGTGCAAGCACGTCGTGGTGAAGACCGCGGCGGATCTGATCGACCTGTGCGGTGAGCCTGAGGCGCCGGGCCCCGATCCGGTGACGCTGACCGCCGAGCAGATGGCCGCGGTCGCCGCGGCGGCGAAGGCCGGCGCCGAACAGGGCTCGGGCGGGCCCACGCATGACGAGCTGGTCGCGGCGGCCGAAGAGGGCGCCAACCGCGCCGAGGACAGCTGACTTTGCCCGAGTCTGAGGACTACAAACGGGGCCACGACGCCGGAGGCATCGCCGAGCGACTGGACAGCCACGACCGCCACTTCCAGGCCATCAACGGTTCCCTGGCCGACATCGCCCGCGAGATGCACGGGCTGACACTGGCCGTGCAGCGTCTCGCTGACCAGGCCGTGGCCCGGGACGCGACCGTGGTGACCACCGCCGCCGCACTCAAGGACGCGGAGGAAGCCCGGCGCGACAAGACGGAACAGGGCTGGGCGCCGTGGCAGAAAGCCCTCGCCGTCACCGCCGGCCTCGTCGCCGTGGCCGGCCTGATCGTCACGTTGATCGTGAAGTAGCACCACACCCCGCGGCCTGGACCCCGCCGCGGGCGGCATTCGCCCACACGGAACGGTGAACTGTGTCATGGGATCAACTGGCTATCGTCCTGCCGACTGTGGTCGCCGGACTGGTGGTGGCGGGTTGGTCGGCGAGAGGACTGCGACGGATGTGGCATCTCGGGCGCAAGCTCAACCGTTGGCTCGACCAGGCACTCGGCGACAAGCAGGCGGGGCTGCCGTCGTTGATGGAGCGTGTCGAGTCGATTGAGACCAAGCTCGCGGACCACCTGCAGTGGCACGCGGACCCGGGTGGTCGGCCGGCCAAGCCGGCGCCGGTGCGCCCGAACGGGCCACAACCCCGGCACCGATAGGAGAGGTAGGCCATGGCCAACTCGGCACTCAGCAGGGATCCCGCCGACCACATGGGCTGCGACCCGGCACACTGCGACGTCGCGAGGAGCAACGCCACGGACGGCTTCCATGCGCAGGAGAACTGGTTCTTCAAGCGACTGGAAGGCGGCATGGTCCGAGTGACCTCGGCCAGCGAGCCGCCCCGATCGGTCCTACTCGAGGCATCCGTGTGGGCCTCCGTAGTCGCATCAGTGAGCGCAGACGGCGAGACCGGAGAGACCTATCGGGCGGCGCTTGCGTTCCACGGAGAGGACGACACATGAAACTGGCCGAGTACGCCAAGGCGGCGACGGCGTTCCTGCTCACCGCGTACACCGGATACCAGGCGGCCCGGTTGGGTAGCTCGCCCGGCGGTGAGGGCATCGTGGTCGACGAGTGGGTCGGCATCACCGTCACCGCGCTCATGGTCGGGTTCGGCGTCTGGTTCGTACCCAACACCCCCGCCCCGTTGGCGTTGCTGCCGGGCGCACACGAAAGGTTGGTGAACCGCTGATGGCCGCGTTGGCTGCCCTGATCTGCTTCGTCCTGGCGTTGTTCCGCGTGCACATCGGCTCGATCGATCTCGTCGTCCTCGGGTTCGTGTTCATCGCGCTGCACCTGCTGCTCACGCCAGAGCTACGCGGCGCGTTGCCGTGGAGACGTACGTGACCCGCGACCACATCGTCTCCATTCGGCTGACGGACGACGAACGCGCGCGGCTGCTGAGGCTCGGCCGGCCAACGGACGTGATCCGCCGGCTCATCACCGAGGCGTTCTCGCTGCCGTTGCCGCGTGGTGAATCGGTCGGGTACACACCGCCGCCAAAGGTCATCTGGTACGACGGCACCACGGGCGGTATGTGGCCCGAGGTCCTGACGCGCTGATTCAGCTACGCATCGACGCAAGTAGCTTTCTATCGTTGCGACGGCAACGACCCGTAGACGCAAACAGCCCCCACGGTGCCCGGTCTCCCGGGTCCGTGGGGGCTGCTGTGTCATGTCCGAATACGTTCACCAAGGAGCTGGCACGCCGGTCAGACGTGCCAGCTCGATGGTCACCGTACCGAGCACTGACCGGACACTCGGTCCGATCGGCTCCTACGCTGCTGCCTTGCTCCCGTTGAGCGACTTCGCGCGCTGAGTTTCCTGCTCGCGCAACTCCTTCTGGGCTGCCCTGAAGGCGAGTGTCTCGGGGGTCTCGAACTGGTCGACCCAGGCCCTCGCCGCAACCGCGGGCGTGGGAGCCGTCATCCCGGCTTCGCCAACCTGGCGGATCTTGCGGGTGACCTCAACGAGCGACACAGAGGCGACGATCATGGTTCCGTCGATGATCCACGGCCACATCCACGACTGCCACTCAGGGAAGCCAATGGACTCGACCGCGGCCCTCTGCTGTGCGAACGAGAGGACAGCCGCGCCACCCGCCACGATGGTGGCACCGAGGATCCGGACTGCCGTCAACCAACGCGACGACGACGGGATCCGGACGACCAGTTCAAGACACCCGAACACTGCCAGCGGAGGCAGCGCCGCGACGAAGCGGGCGATCGGGTTACTCGGCGCGTGGAAGACGTTCATCGCGATGCTGGAGCCGATGCCGGCCAACACCACCAGAAGAACGGCGAAGCGCATGCGCCTGAGCTGGGTAAGGATCATGTGGGTCTCCCTCCCACTGGCCACCCCGGTTGGGTGGCGGGAGCGGCTTCGCCCAGAGTCGAACTGGGTCCAGCGGTTCCGCCGAGCAGCGCCGCCCGCTTACCGGGGCGCTGCTCTGGGATACGGGCCTGACGCCCGGTTGACGGTCACGCCGGCTGCTGCCGGCTACCGAAGCCTTGGGCCCCGGCGCTGCGGCGCACTCACGTGGGTGCGGCTCGCGCTGCCTGGGGCGGTGCCGGCATCTCGCCGGCTGGTCATGCGATTCGGTGTCGAGTCGGGCTGGTTCACGGCGTTGAGGCGACTGCTTGCGCTGACCCGACCCTCGCTGCGGTGTCCCGCTCTTCTACGTCTCTAACTATACAGCGCTAGCGTCCTGACGTCAAGGCGCACAGAGGGAATCGCGAATCGCGAATCACGTCAGCTAGCGAGATCCGTCCGGGCACCGCGTCCCGGACGAGCGGCAGCCCAGGCGTCGATCGTCGAGGCGAACCACCATGGCGTGCGGCGGTCGTACTCGCCGTCCTTGGCTGGTGCGTGCTTGGTGTTGACGTAGGAGCGCCAGGTACTCGGCGCGATCCCGAGCCGCGCGGCGACCTGCGCCACGGTCAGCTTCTCGTCCACTCCCAGACTATACAGCGCCAGGGCTTGATATGGCCGAACGGATGACGGCGTTCTTGGTATGGCTCGGTCACACTCGGCCACGTGACGACCCCAGCCGAACAGTTCAGCGTGCCGATCATCCCTGGTCAGCAGACCATTCACATTGACCCGTATGACCACACGCCTCCGCCGCACAAGTCGCGCCCATGGCTGGTCCCGCTCGTCTCCGCGATTGCCGCTTTGCTTGTGCTGGTGGGTGGCGCCGCGCTCCTGTTCGGCTTCAAGGGCAAGGACATGGGCACGACGTCCGCCGCGGCGACCACGGCTATCGCACGGCCCCTGAGGCTCGCCCACGACGCCTGCAAGGCCGGGGAGGTGTCCGACGGCGACCGCACGCTATTTCTCGACACCGGCGGCAACAAGATGAACTCGGGGGACGCGAACCTTGGCGATCTGGCGTGCATCCTCGGCCAGGTGAGCACCCCGCACTACGTCGTTGTGCGCATGGAGGAGACCAGGGCCCTGGATGGGCGGCAGACCGAAACATGGGGGCCGTTCGAAGCGTCGTGGACGTACCACCCAGACCAGGGCTTGGACGTGCTCATCCGGGAGAAGTAGCTAGCCCGCACACTCCCGCACCGGCCCGCCGATGATGGCCTTACGGACCACCTTGACGTCCTTCTCGGATGCGCACTGGCGGTTGGCGTAGACGTAGATCAGGCCCAGCTGGGCGGTGACGTTGCCCGGTGCGGCCGTCACGAGGGCGTCGTAGAGCCTCTGCTGGCGGGCGTTCATGATTCACCGTCGGGCAGGATCATCGCGCCGGACGTCATGCCGCCGCCGCGCAGCGAGTGCAGCGGTGCGGCGAGCGGAAGGGCGAGCACCACCTCGAGCACGTCGTGTGGGGACAGCTCGCCGAAGTCGTCCCATTCGGGGAGGAGCCTGGCCGCCCGGTCGCGGTCGATCTCCGGGCCGGCGAAGGCCTTCAGCGCGGCAATGGCGCGGGTTACGGGATGTCCCTCTGAGCGTTCGTTGGTCGGTACGGTATTCACAGTCGCCTCCTCGTAGGCGATAGGGCCGGGATCACGGGTGTTTGCGCACCCGCCCGGCCCGTCTTGTCTTGTGCCACCACCGTAACCCTCTGGTGGCCACCTGGATACCCTCCGAGTGGCCACCATGGCATATGCCCAGGTGGGGCCACATTTGGCCTGGCATGGTGGCCACGTGCCGGGCGAGCTGGAGGCAGCGAAGGAGGCCTATCGGGCCGCGCTGGATGCTGTCGACCGGGCGAAGGCTTCGGTGAAGGCGGCGCTCGCGGCGGTTCCTGCGGCGCGAGGCCGGTTGGCCAGGGAGATCGTCGCCGAGCACGGACGCGGGGTTCGGGTGGCGGACCTGGCAGCGCGTAGTGGCTATGGCCGGGAGCAGGTGCGGCGGATCCTACGACGAGCAGGAGTCGAGCCCGACTGATGGGATGCGAGCACTGCTCATATATTTCCGCCCCGCCGAAGAGTGCTGGCTCTTCGGCGGGGCGGCCTTCACACTGTCGTCCAAGACACCAGCCGGCTACATTCCGGCTGGTGTCCCCTTCAGTACAGCGTCAAGGGCGGAGACGGCGTTGCGATACTGGCTGCGGTCGGGCTCGGCATAGCCCTGGGTCGTGGTCACCGACGCATGACCCAT